AATATATTATCCCATTCACTAAAATTTAAATGAGCATCATAATGCTTATCAGTGTTTGAATATTTAAATGTTTTTTAAGTTTTTGTTCTTTCAAGCATCATAGAAAAGAATTCTTCTCTAGTCATGATTAAATTATTATTGGTAACATTACCAGTGATCTTATGTTGTTTAATTTTATTATTGTCTTTATGCATTTTTAGATTAGCTTGTTCTTTCGCAGCCATTAATGCAGTAGTTAAAAATTGATTAGCTACCTCCATACCTCTAGCTGAAAATTTCGGATCAGACTCATTGTTGATTAATCCAGCTTGATCTGCGAACGCCGTCAATGCAGTGTCATATATGGTTTGGAATTGCTCATCGATTGTTTTGTCTTTCTCATCATAATCATCACTATCAACAACATCTGACTCCAATGATTCAGCCTCTAGTAATGTAGTACCCGGTTTAATATCAAAAACACTCTCTAAATGATGTTCAACCACCTCTTGTGTTAACACCTTCTTTAATGCCATATAACACCTTCTAAAACCTACAAAAATATTAAATATTTAGTGGGTAAAATATGTAGGTAAAATATTTTTAAAAATAATGAAAATAACAGTTGCACTTTCGAGAAAAAAGCACTATAATCCAAACCTGTGACCTGGATGGGAATATAATTATAATTATTTAATAGTTTAAATAGGAGAGCCTACAACTCGATGAGGTGAATCTGATTTTATTTGAATAGATCTTTTTCTGTTAGCACTCTGAATGTCATACCTTTTGAATCACAGAATTGCTTTGCATAAGTCCATTTTGCTTGATTTGTAATGAATGTTATATCTTCATTCATTTTTGTTTTTGGATTTCGACTTTTTGATCGCTTTTGATCTTTAGATGGTTTAATCTCTAATACCTCTTTTACAATCGTACCATCTTGTTTTTTATATTCTACATAATAATCAGGCCAGTATGTATGAACTTTTTGATCTAATGGATGAATATACTTAATAGGTAGTTCCTCACTAGCCCATTTTAAAATTTGAGAATTACCATCCAGGAAGTTGTGCATGCGTAATTCCCAACTGGATCTAAAAACCACATTTGTTGCATCACCAATATATTTTTCAGGATGTTTTAAAGTATACTTACCTTGTTTGAATCTCATTACGCGAATTTCTTTAAAAAATTATCTGCATATTTTGATATTGCTGATTCACCTGGTAAATTATTTGCGTATGTTATTAAAGATGAAGAATTGGTACTTCCGCTGAATGGAGGTATTGCAGCAGATATATCTCCTATTCCAGGAATTTTGGGAATAGGTAACTTGTCGAATATATTCGATATACCTGGTATATTAAAATTTTGACCTAGTAAATTAGATAGACTGCCTTCGTTTATATTAACAGTACCACCATTTGGTTTAGTTAATAAATTTGTATATTTAGTATCCTCCACACTACCAGAGTCTGCATTACCATCACCATTGAATCTGTATAGTGCCTCTAAAGATCCTTGAATACCATCAGCTTTTTCACCTATTTTCATATTTAATGCATCATATGTGAACTCAATAGATACTTGACAGTTAATATTACCTAATTCCATATCTAGTTCATCCATGTTAAACTCAGTTATCTTAGGTCTATGAAACACATACACATCTTTATGCCTACCATAATCATAAAGATGTACTAATTCTATTTTACTTATAATACATACATCATTACCACTGGGTGAGTGAAGACCGTATGAGCTGGTACTACTGGAAAAATTCATACCATTTAACTCGAACGCACCTGGGTTTGATTGATTAAACAATGGACTAACTCTACGTAAATAACCAACCAAGAAATTCATAGTATTACTTTTAATATCATCATGTATTTCAAGAGTAATAGGCTTATAAACTGTTTTTTTAGGCACCATAGATCTAAAGTTATAGAAATTAACTTCTTCATGGTCTATTGAGATTTTAGGTCTGTCAAATTTCTTAATTAAAAAAGTAAATGATGAATTCACACCCTTACTTGCAGTACCACCATTACTCTCGTTAAATGTAATAGTAACAGCATATAAGTATTTAAATTTCGGTATAAATGCTTCTGTTTGCATAGCGAATGAAGCAGGTGATGATATAGTACCGAACATACCTTGCTGTTGATTACCACCGAAGATTGAACCTAGAGCAGATCCTAATACATTACCAATCATAGGTACATTCAGTATACCTAAATTTGATAGAGCGTTAAATGCATCATTGGTTAAGAATTGGTTACCAAACTGACCGCCCATAATGGAATTTGATACAGAAGACCCTAATAAATCAGATAACATATTAAAATTACCTGCTATACTACCGATAATACCAGATGTGCTGCTTAATAGGCTGTTTGTACTGAAATTTGAAAACATATTCAAATTTTGTAAATTGAGATTACCAGTTAATATACTTTGCGCTATTTGAGTGGCAGCTTGCATACCAATATTAGCTATACCAGATGTACCACCTCCCATCATACCTAATCTATTTGTGTTTATTCCGATAGAATTTAACACATAACTACCACCTTGATTAATAAGAGGATTATTAACAGGTGAATTAGAATTATTATACGCACTAATAGACTGGGATAGTCCATTTAGAACCATCCCATCTAATACTGATCTTCCTGAATTTACATCAAACATAATATAATATTAGAAATTAGTATACATGCATATTAATACATGCTATTACCACCTAATGATGATCCTAAACCTAAGGTGTATTGTGGTAAATCTTGATGTGCATGGTCAAAACGTAAACTTAAATCAATTTTCATTTGTGACCCATCAGAGAAGTCAACACCACCCCAATCACAACTCTTAATCCAGCAACCTTCTAAATGCCAAGTTTCTAAAATAGTAGTACCACCATCCAACATTTCTAATTTAGTAGCGAACTTATACTTAGAACCTTCTGGTGCAGTTGCAAGCCATGGACCTGACCCTGGTGCAATTAATAATTGTTGTTTTTCAAGTTGATCTCTAATAACACCAGCTGCACCATTAGTTATATCATCTTCTACACTAATCTGACATTCATCCCAATTATGTTTAGATGCAACCCATACTCTACTGTTGTATCTATGCATTTCAACTTCATCAATTGAAAGTTTTGGTCTAGTAACAGACACAGCTTGCATGGTTAATATACGTGAATCGGATGTTCCACCGATTTGATTAAACGTAACTCTCCATCTATTTTTTAACTTTGGTTGGGCAACCCCTCTCAGACCCAAAACCCCTAAATCAGCGACAGTGGCCATTTGAACTCCTTTAAATTATAATTCAATATACATGTATTTATCCATTACAACAGAATAAACATGGATTTTCTACATAACAATAAATATCTAATAATTATTAAAAATCATTAATTATGAGATTACATGAAATTAAATTAGATATTCCATCTTCTGAGCATACAGTATCTGGTACGTTACCTAGCAAATATTATGATGTACTAGGTACTGGAACACAAACTGTTGCATATCTTAGTAAAAAATACCCTGATACTGTAGTTAAAACATTAAAAATACATAAAGAGAATGATGCAGCTTTGCAATTTCTACGCATATGCTTACATCATATGAATGATTTCCTACCAGTTGTGTATTACGCTAAAAAATTTAATTCTGAGAAGATAAAAAATAGAGATATTAATAATAGAATTCCACCATCTGAACGAGATTTTACTGTAATTACTGTAGTTGAAAGATTATATTCAATAGATACAATATCTACAAAAGAATTAACTCAATTATGCATTAATTATGGAATAGTTGATGAACAAGAGATGTTGTACTACGGGGATCATGCGATCTATAGTAGATTAGAAAATAATCTTAGTATGCCTAGATCCCGAAAATTAATAATTGAAAGAACTAAATCTAATGATCTTAAAATCGCATTGCGGTTACTCTCACCATTATTGAATTACTATGGTGGTGATTTAAATGAAAGGAATTTTATGCTTAGAAAATATTCAAAAGGGTTTCAATTAGTAATCAATGATCCAGTTGTGAGTTAAATATATGAATTTAATAGATTTTTTAATAGAACGCAAAACATTTATACCAAAATCTACTACAAAAATATCAAGTGAATTACCAACTGATAAATTTACACCTTTAGGATCTGGGATACAAGCGATAACTTATCTGAATAATAAAGATCCTAATAAAGTGATTAAACTGATTGATGTTAAAGGTATAGATGATCCAGTGTATCAATTTTTATCACTTTGTAAAAGAACAAATAATAAATTTTTACCAAGGGTACACCATCTTAAATTATTTAAATCAGATGAACTAAATGATGAGCAATGGGATAATATATCATCTCATTTTGATACTAAATTTAAAAAAATGCCACCTAACCAACAAGAATATAAATTATTAGCAATTAGTGAGCGGTTATATTCACCAATGATGTTAGATTCTAATATTATATT